AGGCTGGCAGCGTGATCCGGTCCGAGCGGTAGAACAGTCCGCCCGCCGTGCCGAATTTCTTCAGCGCAGTCGTGAGCCTGGCCGCGCCGACCACGCCGACCGTTTTACCGGTCTGGTCGACGAATGCCGTGCTGTCATGCGCGCCGTCGAAGTGCAGCAGGCACGAGACCTGGTTCCAGTTCAGATCCCCTTCGCCGACCAGCGCGTCGGAGCGCACGTAGACGCGCTCGCACGGCTGGGCGGTGGTGTCGCCATTGACGAGGCGCCATGCTCCGGAACCGCCCCCACCGGACTCGGCGCCACCACCCCAGAAGCCATGCACGCGTACGTTCACTGCGCAACCTCGAACACGGTTTCTCCGCCAGCCGAGGACAGCCGGATGCCGGTCACCGGGCCGGGAAAGGTTACGAGGGTTGCGGCAGTGATTCCCGTTTCGAGGTCGATCCAGCGCGCGGCTTCAGGGGTTGCGCGCAGCGTGGCGGTAGGCGTGGCCGTGAGCGCGATCGAGGCGGTAGCGCCGGCGCCGGGATGCACGGCAACGGTGAACGGTGCGCGCGGGCGCAGTACGGTTTCGCTGGCGCCGGCGGCGACGGTGTAGGTGGCGCCGGTGTCGGAGAACGGGAGTTTCACGGGTAGCGGCTCCAGTCGATGGTTTTCTGCGGCGCGCTGCTGACCATGCGGCCGGGCGGCTGGGCGATGGCGGTGTCGGCGGCGCCCAGGCTGACGCGGCCGGCGCCCAGGTCGCGCAGGTAGTCATCCGCCCAGCGCGTGCCTTCCTGTACTTCTTTCGGCAGCGTTGCGCCGTACAGGCGGCGGTAGGCGATGGCCGCGACCACGCTGGGCAGGTCGGACCCGGCCACCAGCTCCGCCGGCAGCGGCAGCACGCCCCGGTAGCGGGGCGCGATGTAGGTGTCGGCGTGGCGGCTCGCGCGTTCCAGGCTGTCGCTCAAGCGGTCGATGGCCTGGACGCCTGCGGCAACGACATCGGCCGGCCAGCCGCTGGTGTTGCCACCTTCGGCGAGCGTGCGCAGCAGCTCGCCCGTCACGCGCGCATCGCGCACCGCGCGCTGGGCGAGATCCAGCCAGCCGCCGGTGGCGATGCGCGCGAGATCGTCGAGCGTGGCGTAGGACATGGCCGTGTCAGATGCCGCGCACGATGCGGATTACATCGCCGGAGGCGGTCGCGGCATCGAGCGCGACGCCGTTGCTGACGCCCGCCGCGAGGGTGACCGCGTGGCCGCTGGCGTCGGCCTCGACCTCGGCGCCGGCGGCGATCGCCGCGCCAGCGGTGACCAGGACGATGCCGAGCACGTTGGCCGAGGCTTGCTCGCCGGCGTCGGCGGCGGTCTCGGTCACGCCGAAGGCGCGCGCGCCGGCGCCGCACACATCGCCGTCGAAGCCGACGAAGATGTGGGCGGCGAGGGCGTTGGCGGCGGTGATGCTCGCGGTCAGGATGGGGTGATGGGTTTTCATGGGGCGTTACTCCTTTGCACGGGATGCGCGACGGGTGCGAGCGCGGCGCGGCGCGGGTTCGGCCGGCTGGGCCGATGGCGCGGGCTGCGCCTCCCCGGCGTCCGGGGAAACCCCGGACGCCTCGGCTGCTTCGCTCTCACGGGTATTGGTGCCGGGGTTCGCCCCCCCGGCCGGGCCTGCCGCACCTTCAAGCGCGGGAGTTGTTGAGGGCGGCGTGGCGACGCTGTGGCGCGCCACCACGCCGGCCGCTTCGAGCCTTGCTGCGGTGCGCGGATCAAGTTCAACCTGGTCGCCGGGGCCGAGACGCGCGCCGTCATGCAGCAGGGCGTCGCGCACCTCGCATTTGATCTTGTCCATGACCGCCCCTTACGCGTTGGTGTCGTTGATCAGGTAGCCGGCCTCGGCGCCGAGGATGTAGGGGCGGAAGATGTCCGTATTGCGGATCAGCTCCAGCTTGCCGTCCTCGGTGCGGGTGTCGACAGTCGGATGGCCGCGCTTGCGCAGCGTGTAGCCGAACGACGGTTCGTAGGGGGTGCGCGCGTCGGCGGCGGTGGTCGGCACGTAGGCGAGTACGATGTTGTCGCCCCACATGTCGCTGAACGCCCCGGCGTCGGATGAGTACACGCTCTTGCCGACCACGATGTTCTCGACTTCGAATATTTCGCGCAGGTCCGCGAGCTGCACCAGACGCGGGCGGGTGTCCGACAGGATGGCCTTGAGCTTGGGGTGGCGCTTGAGTACGCGCCAGCTCGAATAGCCGATGACCATGGTGTTCGGGTCGCGCACCGTTTTGGCGCGTATCGCGGCACGGGCATCGTCCACCACGCCTTCGGGGTCGGAATCGGCGTGAGTGAACTGGCTGGTGCCAGACAGCGTGATCTTGTTGCCGACCGGGTAGGTAGCGAGGCTCTGCGCCATGTCAGCCACCCTCTTCTCGTGGCGCAGGCGGATGCCTTCGGTGACTACGTGGGTGGCGTGGGCCTGCAGCGGGAAAGCGCTCTCGGCATCTTCGCGGTAGTCGATCGGGTATTCCAGATCGTGCTCGTCGAGCGCCACGTCGACGCTGTCACCGGATTCCGGCGAGATGCGGTTGCTCTTGGCGCGCAGCGCACGTTCGGTGCGATAGATCTTGAAGGCTTCCTTGCCGAAGCGCGGGATCTTGCCGCCTTCCTTTTCGACGTTGGCGAAGGGCAACAGCACGCTGCCCACCAGGGCTTCGTTGCTGTAACCGGTCGCGAGCTGGGTGAGAACGGGATCAACGACCCGCAGTTTGGACAAACGGCCCATGGCAGTAGTACTCCTTTACTTGATGACCGCGCGGGCGGCCGTGAGGTAATCGACGGCGTGCGCCTTCATGTGCGCACGGATCTTCTTGTCGAGGGCGACCCGGTCGGGGTCGGCGTTCTCGGCGTATTCGACGGCGTCGGCATCGTCCCCGGCCCCTCCGCTCTTGCCCTGCTGGTCGCCGGCGGCGCGCTCGCGGGTGGCTTGTTCGCCGAACTCGACGCGGGCCGGCAGCGATTCCAGGAATTCTGTGAACTTCTTGTAGAGCGTGTCGCTCGTTTCGCCTTCGCCGAACTCCACCGGCTCACCGGCCGGGTGCAGCACGTTGGCGATGGCGACGATGCGATCCTTGTCGGCTTCGGCCAGCCTGGTTTCGCCGACCAGCTTTTCCGCGAACGCGGCATGCTCGGCCGTGCGCGCGGCGACGACGGCCTTGGTCTGGGCGGCCAGCAGCGCCTCGTTCTGCTTCGTCAATGCTTCGTTCTGCGCCTTGAGCGCAGCGGCTTCTTCGGGGGACACGGCAGTCTCCTGTTGCGTAGGTTCGGGATCGGGCTTGGGTTCGGGATCGGGGGCTTCGTTGAACTCGACGTCGATCGCCACCGCGTCGTCGGCGTCGTCGAACTCGATCGGGCGCAGCCCCTTGACGGCGGGCGGTTGGGCACCCAGAAAGCCGACGTGGCGCAGGTACCACACGCCCGGCTTGGGGTTGCGCGCGGCTTCGGGCGGGTAGAACGAGGCGCTGACCTTCTTGTACGCGCCGGCCTCCACCTGCTCGGCAAACTCGGCCCGCACCTGGGCCGGGACGGCGATCAACCGGCCGCCCTGGGCGAGCAGGCGCTGCACCCAGCCATAGGCGGGGGCGTCGGTCTTGGGGTGGCCGATGACCAGCGGCGCCTCGTGCAGCGCCGGGTCGTAGGCGGCGGCCGAGGCGGCAAGATCCGCATCGGAAAACGGCCGGGTCACGCCCGCGTTGTCGGTGTGCTTGCCGCTGGTGAAGATCTCGATTCGCCGCATCAGTCGCCCTCCTGGGATGGGGCGATGATGCGGGGCCGGCACGGGGTGGACGGCCTAAAGCGTTTTAGCTTTCAGTGCGGGGTGGGATGGGTACAACCGGACGGCGCCAGGGGGGCGCCGGTGGACTTCATTGCGCCAGGTAGCCGCGCACGATATCGAGAATGCTCTCGGCGTCTTCCGGCCCGAGCGTACCGGAATCCGGATCTGCCGTGAGCAGCCCTCGACGCGGCATGCGCCGGGTGCCGAACTCGTGGTAGGCCGCGTGGGGCTGGCCGAATCCGATCGTGACGCTGGCAGCAAAGGCGCTGTGCGACAGGCTGTGCAACATGTCGCCGTAGCGGTCGAG